ACTAGTGACAACGTGTTTAGTGCATATCCAGGTGTACGTAAGAAAGGCACTAAAAACAAAGTAGGCCTACAAGAAGCATTTGCTGACAAGAACGACAAAGGCTTTAACTGGAATAACATGATGTTACAGCGTTGGGTAGATCATGAAGGTGTAGAACATCGTGTACTAGATGACTATACACGCAATGTTACACTTTGTGACTTAACTGCACAACCCGCAGACATTAGAGCAATCATTAACGAAGAAATTAACAATGTAGAAAGTAAAAATATTACACAAGTAGGTATGAGACTCATGAAGTTTTGTGCAAAGTGGGATATGCAACGTGTAGCTGATCAAGCAGCATCATTTGCCGAACCTCTACAAGCAAGGTATATTAAATAATGAAACTAAAAACACTACTAGAAGACAAATTTTGGATTGTTGAAGATCAAGGTGAAAATATTGGTACTTTAGCATTTGACGAAGAAAAGTTTGTGTTCTCAGGTAAAAAAGGTACACAGTTTTTTACTAATAAAAAACAAATTAAAACAGACTTAGGTATTGATCTTAGAAACTCTATTACTGTTTCTGATGGTACAGAAGAAGTGTTAGAAGTACACGGATATCCGTGTAGTGTGCGTCCTTATAATACAATGTTTAATGTTAAGCAAAGCTTACCGTTATTTACAAAGAGTGATAAATCTAAAAGCCTGTATTGCGCAGGTTATTATGTAATTAAATTTGAAAAAGGCTGGGTAAAGTCTTTTTGTCCTAAATTAGTAACAATTGAACGTTACGAATCTAAAGGACCTTTTAAAACAGAATCACAAATGAAAGAAGCACTTTGGAATGCAAAGTGATCCTATAAACACCATACCTATTCAGCAGTTTATACAGCAAGTAAAGGCTGCTGACAATACTAATCAGCGTGAGGTAAGGATACCTATTGCACAAGCTAAAAATCTTGCCTTTACGCTGGGTATTATATCATCCAGATTAACTGCGGACCTAGAAAAGCTTTTAGTAAATACTTCTACACAAACAGACGAAGTAATAGAGGTACGATTAGATGGTGGCACAGGCTTTAACAATTGAATTAAGTGAAGAACTGCTAAATAGTATTGACGCCGAGAAGGATGATACTATGAGTAGACCTAAGCCTACAATTATTTTGGAACACACTGACAATGTTACATACAAGTGTGAACAAATTCTTGAGGCTGAAGCTATTTGGGCTGTCTTTTATAGAGGCAAGCCATTCAATCTTAAAAGTTCGAACATACTTACTAATTACCCAGGTCCTAAATATAAGAAAACAAGCTTTTCTAACCCAGGACATGCACATAACCTAGCAAAAAGACTAAACGACATGTTTAAGTCGGATGATTTTGCTGTACATGTGTTAACTGAAGGTAATGTAGTAGTTGAAGAATGAACTGGAAAGAAACTTACACTAAAATTTTTCTAAAACAACTTGATAAATCAAGTGATGATACTACTGTGAAGCAGTACATGCCTCTATGGTGGCAAAATACTAGAGAAAAAGACAACGGTGGGCTTAGATTAACTGAAGCAGGATATGACATAGTTAAACAGATCGAATTGGCTACATACGATATACCTTATCCTCCTGAAATGCCACTAACTACACAAGTTATTATCTTTTTAGATCAGTTTATTGACTGTCCATATTACCTTACCAATCGTAGTATTACAGTAACGAACGAAAAGAAAGCAGTCGAACTAACTCTTTTCTCTGGTGATATAAGAAAATATGGTTTAATTAAGGCAATGAACAGAGAAAAAGGTTGACAAACTCTGTATAGATGTTATATTACTTGTATGCACTGAAACATATGAGAGGAATACAACATGTCAGAGATGTTAAGAACAGTAGGACCTAACAAAGCTAAAAGCGCTATCCTACGTGCTATGAAGAAAAAACGTCCAATCTTCCTTTGGGGACCTCCAGGTATTGGTAAGTCGGACATCGTAGCTCAAGTTACAGATACTCTACCTAATTCACATTTAATTGATATCCGGTTAAGTCTTTGGGACCCAACTGATATCAAAGGTATCCCACATTTTAATCCTAAAACAGAAAAAATGACATGGGGTGCGCCAGAAGAGTTACCAGACGAAGAATTTGCTGCACAATATGATAATATTGTAGTATTCTTTGATGAGATGAACTCAGCAGCGCCTGCTGTACAGGCAGCAGCATATCAATTAATTCTAAATCGTCGTGTCGGACAATACAAATTACCAGATAACGTAATTATTATTGCAGCTGGTAACCGAGAAGCGGACAAAGGTGTTACATATCGTATGCCTGCTCCGTTGTCAAATCGCTTTGTTCACTTAGAACTTGCAGTAGTATTTGAAGATTGGTTTGGCTGGGCAGTTGATAATAATCAACACTCAGACGTTGTAGGTTACTTGCAATTTGCAAAGCAAGACCTTTATAACTTTGATCCGCGTTCTCCTAGCAGAGCATTTGCAACACCACGTAGTTGGTCGTTTGTGTCTGAGCTACTAGAAGACGAAGACGAAGAATCTACTACAACTGATTTAGTATCAGGTTCAGTAGGAGAAGGATTGGCAGTAAAATTTATGGCTCACCGTAAAGTTGCTGCTAATATGCCTAACCCAACAGACATTCTGGAAGGTAAGGTAAAAGAGCTCAAGGCTACGGAAATCAGTGCAATGTATTCCTTAACCGTATCATTATGTTATGAGCTCAAAGAAGCAAGTGATGCAAACAATAAGAAGTTCGACAATATGGTCAATAATTTCTTACGTTTCTCAATGGATAACTTTGACACCGAAATGGTTGTTATGGGTATCAAACTTGCTCTTACTCAATATAGCTTGCCGATTGATCCGGATGCTGTCGAATGTTTCGACGAATTCCACGATCGTTACGGAAAGTATATTAAAGCTGCTCAAGGTAGCTAATAATAAGGGAAGTGGGCCATATTTTGGTCCACTTTCTCTTGACATTTGCACAAGATGTGTTATATTAGTATTATAACAAACGGAGATGGTACATGCTAGACTTTACTGATATTGTTACAATTAAGATGTCTGCTAAAAAAACGCAAACTAAACTTAAAAACTGGTCACCTGATCCAGACCTTACCGCAGATGAGCTAAAAGAAATGAACGCTATTGTAGTAGATCGTATTATTACTGCAAGAGTTGGTTTATTATTGCGTCATCCGTTCTTTGGTAATCTAGCTACACGTTTAAAAATCCAAGCATGTGATGACTGGTGTATGACTGCTGCAACAGATGGTCGTAACTTGTATTATAATACACAATTCTTTAATGCTATGGATAATAAAGAAATTGAATTTGTTATTGCACACGAAATCCTACACTGCGTATTTGATCACTTAACACGCCGTGAAGACCGTAATCCGATGCTGTACAATATCGCTGCGGATTATATTGTAAACAATATGCTAGTAGATCAGCGTATTGGTACTATTCCTAAACTAGTTGACTGTTTCCAAGACTTTAAATACCGTGACTGGATGTCAGAAGAAGTATATGATGATTTGTTTAACGAAGCTAAAAAGAACGGTGAAGAGTTCTTAGATCAACTAGGAGAAATGCTAGACGAACACTATGACTGGAGCGAAGGCGACGATGGTGACGGCGACGACGAAGGCAAAGACGGTGGTAAGAGCGGCGGACGTCCTAGCTATTCTAAAGAAGAATTAGATCAAATCCGTGATGAAATGAAAGAAGCAATGATTAATGCTGCGCAAACTGCTGGCGCTGGTAATGTTCCTGCAGGCGTTGCACGTATGATCAAAGAGCTTACAGAGCCTAAAATGAACTGGCGTGAACTAATCCGTCAGCAAATACAATCTACAATTAAAAATGACTTTACATTTGCTCGTCCTAATCGTAAGAGTATGCATACTGGTGCTATTCTTCCAGGACAAGACTTTTTAGATACATGCGAACTGTGCATTAGTATTGATATGAGCGGTTCGATTGGAAACGAGCAAGCTGCTGACTTCTTAAGTGAAGTAAAAGGCATTATGGACGAATTTAAAGATTATAAAATTAAAATATGGTGCTTTGATACTAAAGTATATAATGAAGACGACTTTAGTGCCGATGACGGACGTGAAATTACTGAGTACGAAGTTGTAGGCGGTGGTGGCACTGATTTTATGGCTAACTGGCATTATATGAAAGAAGAAGATATTGTTCCTAAGAAATTCATTATGTTTACAGATGGATATGCTTGGGATAGCTGGGGAGATCCAGACTACTGCGATACAATCTTCTTAGTTCATAGTAATCATGATAAGAATCTACAAGGACCGTTTGGTATGACAGTTCACTATGACGAGGCTGCATGAAGAACCTAACACCGAACCCTTATAATGTTTTCGGAGAACGCAGGTTAACCTACCCCCCTGCGCACTTTGAATATGCTACAATACCTGGTATTAGATATAATCTAGGTGAAGCATTAAGTAAATGGGTAGAAATAAATCTTAAGAGTCGATACTACTTAGGAAAAGAACTAGTTATAAATCATAACAAGGAATTGCAACATGCTATGAAAATAGGATTTGAAGACTCAAAAGAGATGTCCTATTTTATGTTAGCTTGTCCACATTTGAAATATAACTAGAAACAGTCAGATAATTATTATTAGCAAAAGGAGAATAGCAATGACTGAGCAAGCTCAAGAAGAAACTACTTTCGAAGAAACAACAGTTGGAGAAGGAACCACTATGGAAGACCAAATGAATCAAGAAGCGGCAGAAGCAGTAGATACAGCAGCAACCGCAGCAGAAGCGCCAGCAGCAGCAGGCGGAGCACCAGCAGACTTAACAGTACAAGATCTGCAAGCACTAAAAGTAATCATCGACGTTGCAAGTCAGCGTGGCGCATTCCGTCCAAACGAAATGCAAACAGTAGGTGCAACATATACAAAACTAGAGCAGTTTCTAGGCGCAATTGCAGCATCACAGCAAGCACAACAAGCAGCTGAAGCAGCAGCACCAGCAGCAGAAGGGTAAGTAACCAATGATCAAACATGTCGGAAGACTCGTAAAAAGTAAACGGCGTGTGGTAGTTGCTTATAGAGTTGTACCAGGCGACGCGGATAGTTGCCTGGTCATTGCAACCGAAACTCTATCTGCTGACGAACATGACAGTCTTATGAAGGTCGTAGAGTCAGCAGTTGGACAAGAAGCAGATGATCTAGCACTTGTTTTAGATAGATCACCTTTGCCGGATGGACGCCTAATGCTAAGAGCTTTTCATGCAACTGGAAAGCTACAAAAAATGCCTACTAATGAAGTGGAATTAGTTCCAAATCAAAAGACTTCAATTAGGCTCGATGAGCTGAATAATCTTATCGCACAACAAAAGGGTATAAGTGTTGAAGATCTTGCCTTAACAGATCCCAGCCAAAAGACACCCACAGACACATCAGAAGCAGTAGTTGCAGAAGCACCTATAGCAAACACTAATACCCACGACGTTCTTTCAGATGAAGAACTAGCAGCATCTTATAGGTCACAGGCTGACGCTATGTTTAAAGAAGCTAAGAAGCTTCGTGAACAAGCTGAAGATCTTTTTCCTACTAAGAAAAAGAAAAAAGCGGAAGTTAGTGAGTAATAATAGTAAGTTACCTCCGGAGATTGTTAATCATTGGCCAGAGGTATTTAATGATGTAGAAATTAAATCTGTACCCATCGAGTACATCAATAGTATTAATATCTTTTTTAATAACGGAAAGATATATACTATTGATGTAGCGAAGGAAAAGAAAAAGTATACAGATTCAGAATCTTTAGAATCATCATTAGAAACATTTTTTTCAGATTACGATAACGTTATTAAAAGTATTGACTTCAGTATTGACACGCCAAAAGTCAAACACGATGTACAAAAACGTACACGCACCTTCCTTAAAAAAGGCAGATAAGGCATAAATACTGTAACACGAATTTTACGGAGATGATGCATGCCATTACAAATTAGACGCGGTACTGACGCTGAAAGACTAGGATCTTTTACACCTGCTGAAGGTGAATTAATTTATACAACCGATACTAAAAAACTATATGTAGGCGATGGAGCAACAGTAGGCGGTGTTGCAATTGATACAGTCGGTAGCGGCGGTGGTGGTGCATCGGTATTAAATGATCTATCAGATGTAGTTATTGGGGCGTTAAATGCTGGCGATGTACTAAAATGGAATGGAGCACATTGGACAGGTGATACTGTCGGAGGTGTAGCTTCTCTAGATGATCTATCAGATGTAATCATTGAGAATGCTATACCTGGTAGTATTTTACAGTATGACGGAGTACATTGGACTGTTGGAGCTGACACAACCGGCATGTCTGTGCTATCTGACGATGATGATCCATCATTAGGTGGAAATCTTGATTTAAATTCATCTAGTATTACCGGCAATGGTAATATTAATATTACTGGTGATATTGTTTGCACTAACGAGATGACTGCTAATGTTGTAAACGGAAATTTTCACGGATCATTATTTGGTGATGTTTTTGCAGACGATAGTACAACTATACTAGTTGATGCAACTCTACAACAATTTAATGGTAATCTTGTTGGTCCATTAGCAACAAACACAATCACCAGTAATAGTACTTTGGATATAGACGTATCTGGTTCACTTAATCTAAATGTAAGTGCTGATGTTTTTATAAAAAGAGAAGGTAATTCAGTACTATATTGTGTGAATAATCAGCCAACACAAGATCTATCCGCACCTGGTGTTTTTCACGGCATTATTGGTGTTAAAACTATAGACGTAAACGGTGAAAACACAAGCGTAATACTAGGGGCCGGTAGTGACGGTTTCAGTATTAGTAAGACAGATGCAGCTTATGCATTGCCTAACAGTAATAAATTGTTTATAGGCACTGATGGAAAATTTGGCTTTGGAACAATTACACCTACTGAAAAATTTGATTTTGACGGTAACACAAAAGTTAGTGGATTTGTACAATTTGGTTCATTAACAACAACAGAACGTAATGCTCTTACCGCAGCTAACGGAATGGTTATTTACAATTCAACAGATAACAAATTCCAAGGCTACGAAAACGGTGCGTGGGTAAACTTAGTTTAATCTATTTACACAATAAACAAGATGTATACGGCTATCGATACTAGCGTTCACAGCAGTATGCCATTTCCTAGTATCTACAAAATAAGCATTTTCAACTTCAAACCAATAACATGTTTTCTCTAATACCATAAATGTTTTTTCATTTACTTTAATAGGTATGTGAATTCTAGGTGATTCATCATAATGATAAGTCATGCTAAATTTAGGCGGTAAACTTAATATACGTCCTCTAACACCACCGTACTGTTCTTTTACAAGTTCATTTACTTCTTCAATTATAGTGTCTTTAAATAAATTACAAGTTTCTGCAAACTGTTCTTGTGTCAAACGCTGATCTTGAGGTTTTTTTGGTGGTGGTTTGCCTGAATTTTGATCCCAATTACTCCAGTCGTATAATAAACTATTAGTGCTTTCTTTGAGCTGAAATTCAGAATCTGTATTATCTATTCTGCATTGTGTTGCAATTTGATATGACCAGGACATTGGATCTTCCATGCGCTGTTTACTGACAGTTGTTACTTCATGTATTAGTTTATTATAATCTATATCTAATTCTATTTTTTTAAACATTTTATTTTCAACAACTTTCTTAAACATACTTAGTGCAATAAAACTGTGAGAACAGTTTTAATTTTCTTTTTTATAAATATTTAGCATTGCATGTATATCAGTTGCTATCTGATATTTCATTAAAAACTTTTTTACGTTGTTATCGTCCATAAAATATGTTTCTAAATCATACCATGCACCGGTTTCTTCTTCACAAATTCCATATATTCCTTCTTTAAGTATTTGAACCGTAACACGTTTAGCTTCTATACTTAAACTCGGTATTATTAAATTTTCAATGATACTAAAAGGAAAAGTCTTATCTTTTATTTTAAATGCTCCATACATTCTTGCCACTAATTTAGTAAATATGATGTCTTCAAAATCCATAAAATTATTTTTTATAACAAATGTAGAATTTGTCCAACCTGCATCACCGTTTTTTTCTGACGTATGTATATCTTCTATGCTGTTAAAAGTTTGTATAACACTAGTAAACTTTTTAAATTCTATTTGATATTTTCTTTGATATTCTTCATCGTATGCAGGTGAGTTAGGTAAAACTTCCCATAAATGTGCAAATACTAGCTGTATGCTTACTTTTTCAAATTCATAAAATTGATTTATTAAGGTTTGTCTTTTTTGATTAGGTAATCCTAATATAATTTCGCCTATAATAACTGCTTTTGGAAATTCTTCCACAAAATCTAAAATATAAGATTTATGTTCGATCCAGGGTATTTCGGGTCGTTCGATTGCATTTAGGACATCTTCGTCTAAATCTTGAAAACTTAATTTCAGCCATTGATTCGGGTTTGACTTTTTTTCATTTTCTCTAAAGATAATTCTAGACATTTCAAAAGCTCTATCTTTTTGTAACTTAGCAAGATTTAGTATATAAAAATTTCCTCTTTCTGCTGCATATTGAGTAATTTCTATATCTTCTTTAAAAATACCCCAATTAGCATCAGATGGTGTAATACTCATATTTAGAGAAAAAAGAAAGTCTATTTCTGATTTCCAATCAGATTTAGATCTAGTGACCTTATGATGTAATCCACTGCTCCAATCACAGAAGCTACACTTGTAGGGACATCCTCTTGCTCTTTCCCAATGGATAACTACTTCAAGTTCCTTTTTATAGAAATATTCCACATCTTCTTTTATATCTTTTTTACAACTAAGAATAGCACTAGTATTTTGATAATTTAGATCTTTAAATACTCTGAATGGATATTTTTTTTCTTTAGTTACTATATTTACAGCTTGGTCATCTTTTAATTGTCGATTTTCAACAATGCTATCTATTATTTCTGAAAATGCTTCTTCTCCGTCGCCGTACACTACATAATCTATAAAAGAATGTTCAATAAAAAAATTTTCGTCTTTATGCGCCCATAAGTTTGGGCCTCCTGCAATTATTTTAATATGCGGAAATTTACGTTTAACTATTTTTGCAACCATCATAGTCTTATCATGATTCCATGAGAAAAAACTTAAACATAAAACATTTATATTTTCCTGTGCAACTTGATCGACTATTTCATTAACACTAATCCAAGGATCTAAAATGCGCGGCAACCAATTGACTTTTTTAAAATGATTTCCTTTGAATTCATAATAAGATTTCAAATGATAAAAATTTGGGTTAATTCGCATCATTTTATCTGATCCGTGTACAATTATCCCTATATTTACAAATTTTAAATTTATCATTAAATTTATCTCATTTCTGATTTTATAATATCATAACTATCTATATTTAATGCTAAGAAAAATTGATAAACTTCATTTCCGATACATTCTGCATCATGTAAAGTGCTTGTTTCAATTAAATATAATCTTCCAGGTTCGGCAGTATGTGCTACTTCTATCATTTCTCCATCACGCTGTACACGCAATGATACACTCGCTGGATCATTAGTTCCCCATAGTCGTAAATTTACAGTAGGCACTAATACATCATAATGCGGAAGAAAATTAGCAGCTTTTTTCCAATATAATATACAACTGCGACACATATAATCTTTTATAATGTTTAACTCATTAAAGCAACTATGATCTAATATTTCAGTAGTCACAGTAAAATCATTTTCTAATAAAGGATTTTCTGGATTAGCTTTATTATATTGATCTAACGGACCTATACTTATATCATCTATATCATCGTATTTTCCATGTAAATTTACAAGAGGTAATCCTAACCTTATATCATTTAACTCAGGCCTATTATTTCCCCATGACTTAAAGTAATCTTTATACTGATGCATACACAAATTAAATTGATCTATATCAATTGTAAGTTTTGTAGGTGTCAAAAAATTTCTATGTATCGACCAATAGTCATCTGCTTCTAGTTTTCGGTACGAGTAATACTTTTCCATTGCTTTAGACATTATACAACTCCTTTACAATATTCCAAAATTCGTGTTCTTTGTCTTGTATATCTTCCCAATTATAAGAAAAGGGAATTTGTAAATTTAATCTAGTACATTCATTGTTGTAAACTGCATGATAAGACTGCGTGTTAACAATAACTGTAGTATTTACATTGCCATTTTGTGTTACTATAGGTGAATAGTTATCAGTAAGAGGATGTATAATTAATACATTTCTTCCTAAGTTTTTGCCATCTGTATGCATTTCTTGTTCTGCGTGTGGTAGCATTTTCATAATCCATGCACGATCAAAATTGCGGAACGTTACAGGCAAAAAATTTAACGGACTTAGTTTTCCACTTTTAGTGCTCCTATGTTGAATAAAATCATCTGACTCACTTAAAGACAATAAGCTTTCACGTTCTTCTGTAGTTACAAAGTCAGCAATTTTAAGATAAGAGCTATTAAATGTCATGGTACCAAAATGCTCCTCGCCATAATTCACGAGATTGATCATTACCGTTTTCGTCTTTTGGGAATACACTTCTTTTATGCAACCCTTGTGTATTGTCAAACAAAACAATATCTCCATGTTCCCATTTAACTTCTGCACTTGTTTTTAAGAAATGATCTTTTAAGAAGTTAAACAAATCTTGCCATTCATCTTCTGGAATATCATGAAATCCTACAACATTTGAAAACGGAAAATAAAGACCTTTAATACCAGTTAGTCTATGTCTATGTACAAGACGCTTGTAAATCATATTCCAACGAGCGCCCAGCTCTGAATACTTTTCAACTTTTTCCATCATTTCACGTTCGATTGTACTTCCTGCAGAACGTGTTCTATCTTGTATTTTCCACAATTCAGCAATTTCTTCCATAGGAACTTCTGTCCAAACACGTTCGTTATCAAGTATACGAGGCTTAATACTACGCTTTACAAAGTGTGGGTTTTTAAGTTTGTGAAAGCTACGTGTATCTGCTGTTAAGATAAGTTCTGTATTTTCAATTTTATCTTTTACATCTTGTGGTAAACTGTTGTATGCAGCAACACCATTTGTAAAGTGCGTGTTACACGGATCTTTTGTAGGCTCTTCACAGTACAATACAACACAATCTTCTGGATCTAATGTTAGTGTTCCGTTTTGGTGCCAATTAAGTTCGCCTCTACTAAACACACCTGGCTTGTCACCGTCATCTCCACACATCAGTTTATTAGTAACATACATTACTTCGTGATGATCCTTATCCTCAAACCAAACATCTCTTTTTGGATTTACACCGAAGCACTGCATCATTCTGGCATAGTCTGCTTTTGTTAGTTCTTGTCCTTTAATAAGAACATTAACACGGTGAGCTGCTAGTACTGCAATTTGTTTAACTTGTGTATCTGATAAACGTTTGATATCATCTACTTGTATTTCTGTAATTGTTTCCATATTAGACTTCCTCTAAGTATAAGTTTTTGTGCCAAAATATCCAATGCTCGCAATCTGCTCCATTGCATACTTTGTATTTTTTGTCAGGATCAAACTGCCATCCTTTTACACCACACAATACTTCAAGTCCGCAAAACATACGTTTAAACACTTTTAGGGCTTTATCATGCTGTGAAATAAAAGCACCTGAATATCCCATATCGTATGCTACTGCAATTTGTTGTTCAATCATTTGAATAGTATGATCTCTCCAAATGTATTTTAATGGCATTTCGGAGTTTCTTAATCCTTTTGTTTTTATCGGCGAGTAGTAAAATCTACTAATTACTCTAACACTATCTTTGTATATAGGTCTGTGCATAATACAACTATAACCAAAGGGCTCGCCATTTCTTTCGGCAATGCTTACTGCTTGTGTTGTATCTAATGCTATTTTATCTTTACTATAGTTTGCTGGCATTCTATTGTTCGGATCAGTTTGCGCTTTTTCTAGTAAAAAATCTATTTTTTCCAAGACTTCAGGTCTGTCTCTAAAGTCTTGCCATGTATTAACTGTTATCATTTTTCACCTAGTGTTTATGGTGGTCTGCATGTTTCCAAGCAGGTCCGTGTGTGAATATTAACTCTGGTGCATTGCGTGGTTCACCGTTTAAATGTCCTAAAACGTTTGTAATGCCAGCAATATGAAATGTTGTTGCTACAAACAAACTAATACCAAAACAAACAAACACAGGATTTATAATAACAAGTACTGCAATACTAGTAAGTTGAAAATATAACCAATACTTGTGCATAAATCTTTGAAATCTACTTTTTGCGATATCTCTAAACAGTTTAGGACTTATCTTTTGTTTTTTCCAACGTAAAACATACACGTTAAACTTTCCTATGTGTGTAGGCGAATGTGGATCTTTTTCTGTATCAGCATATTGATGATGCTGTCTATGACTAGCAACAAAACTTAATACACTACCAAGACCTGTAAACATAACTATAAATGTTAAAATATAATTAAGTACACTGTCTTGGTATGTTGAATGAGCAAAGTGGTAATGCATAATTTTACCGCCAACTATACCTCCCCATACAATTGCAGTAAACACCAAAACAAATGCCCACAGCGGATCAAATCCATATGCAAAGATGCCTAGTGCAATTAGTAAATGATGTAATAGTATTAAGAATTGATTACTGCTCATGCTAATACCTTTTTGTTTAATGCAAATCTTAAATGACGTCTATCTATGTCAGGTGGAGTAAAGTCTCGCTTGTGTGCAACTTTATAGTTATTGTAAACTACCAAATCGTTAGGCTCCCAGTCATGCTTAAACACATACTTATCTTGGTAACTTAACTGTTTAAGTTCCTGTTCATGTTCAGTAAGTGTATATGCTTCACTATAAAAATAATATTTGCCGTATTGATCTTCTTGTACAAGTTTGTGATTAGCTCGTGCTTTGGCACGATATGCTCTTTCCCAAACTTTATTTCTAAATGTATGCGGGTAGTCGGCTTGTTTAAAATATTTTGCAACTTCATTGACTGCTACAACAGCTTCGCAAGCATCTTTAAGTTCTTGTGAGCTGTCTTTGTATACTTGTTGCATATCACAGAAATAAGTTGCACTAGAACCTTCGTCTGCGGCAATACAGTACAATCCTACAAATGGATGTACGTTTTCATTATACGCACGATCCTGGTGCCAAAGCATTTCTGTTGTACTCCAGACATGATCTTCCTCTTTGTTTTTTGTTCCGATCGGAATAACTTTGCTCTTATATAGGTCTTGCGGGAGAAGCTCACCGAAAAATTCAATATCATCTTGTTTAGCATTTTTAATTACTAGGACACCTACTGCACCGTTGTATAAATCTTCTACATCATTAGTATCAAAGCTATTTTTTTCAACTACAAAATTATACATTCTTTACCTTTATCAGTTTAATAATCCATGCCCCCGGATCCCATTGCCACCATGTTTTTCCTATACGCCAGTCTTTACTATTTTCATGATGATTAACATGCCACCCTTCTCCTCCTGTAAAAATATTAGCTATCCAACTATTTCTAACTACGCCGTTCTTATGACACATTGCATTTATAAGTCCAAAACCAAGATATCCATATAAAACAGGAGTAATAAAAATAATAATAAACCATTCTATCGGTAATAGGATTAGACCTACTAAAAAACTGCCTAATCTAATTTTATTATGATGACGATAAAAAAACATAACTCGTTTATTTCTTAATAAATCTCTAACAAATTTGCGTGGTATATATGGCACTTTAAATGTAGACAAAAAAACTTTCCAAAATCCTTTATATTTAGGACTATGAGGATCTTCTTCAGTATCACTAAAGGCATGATGCATCCTATGAACTCCGGCCCAACCTAATACATGACCAGATCCTGACAATGGTCCTAATAATAGCACAATGTATTCATACCAAACTGGAGCAGTATATGACTGATGAGTAAAATATCTATGATATCCTGCACTGATTGCTACTGAAGAAAGAATTTGCCACCAAATAAAGCTTATAGTAATATAAAAAATAATTTCATTCATTTCTTTATCATCAGAGTAACAAATCCCCAATCTCCGTCTATAATTTCTATAGTTTTGAAACCTATGGTATTTAGTAACAAAATATAGTCTGTTAAAGAAAGAAGATACATAACCCCTATTAAGCTTCTTTCTTTATTTTCTATTTGCTGTTTTGAAAGCCCATTACTTATCTTAAAATTATGATAAAATTTCCTTATAACTAGATCTGTAGAAACCTTTTCACTTAAAATTAATGTGCTAGAACTACTCATACTATTATAAAATTTAGTTAAAATATTACTTTTATCTTTAATAAAGTGTAGAACCCAGTTAGCTATGATAATGTCAAATTTAATATCTGGTAACTCATTGTAATAAGTGGCTATATTAGAATCTGATATGTCAATCATTTCTTGGATAGGTTCCACTCCATGCAAATTATTATACCCAAGATTAGATAAAATTTTTAATGTCTGTCCATTGGCACTTCCAAAGTCAACAATATCTGAATTATAGGGATATAAGCTACAAATACTTAAAGTTTTTTGTATGACCTTTGAGTAGTTAGGAATATGGTCGTTGACATGTTTATCATACTCCTTAGCTATATCCTTAAACTTAAACATAGTTGAGTATAACACAATTATGTAAACCTGTCAACCTTTTCAAATACCAAACGCACACACCCGTCGAATGAAATTGAATCTAAAGGATCTAATTCGCAATCAAAGCATAAGATTTTATAGGGAAAATTATTTTGTAAATCTTGTAATAATAATTTTGATAATTTATCAGAATCATATTTTGATACATTATTATCTTTAAACCATTTATCAGAAGTATATTGTAAAAAACCTAACTTATTAATAGAAACAAATGCACGGCCGCCTGGTGAAATGATTTGTGCAAAATATGTTAAATGCTCTATATAATTTTCAAATGTTGTCGGAATACAAGGCAACGGATCGGAATTTTTTGATTCTTTTAAACCTAAAAAAGTATTTACTGACATAGCAGAAGAAAATTTTTCACGATTATTTTCTACAAATCTATCGTTAAATTTATCTTTTACATCAGCATAGTCTCCCTCAAAATCAATACCAACAATATTAGGATAGTATCTTTTCCATATATTCCAGCCGCAACCGATATCGTGTATATAGTCTGGTGATTTATCTAATAAAAATTGCAAGTAATAAAGAGTAGTAATGCTGATCGAAGTTTTTCCCTCTACAGTATAAGACCGTTTTCCGTAAATTTCTCTAAAAGTTAACCCTGTCCTTTTCTTAAAATCTAGTGACGGTTGTATTCCTTTTTGACAAGTTATAATGTCAAAGTCTTTCTGTATTTGTTGGTATATTAAAGTTTTAGAAAAATTTAACAAAAACTGTTTATAGTCAATACCGTTTAACATAATTTACCAAATGCCCATTTACGTTCTACACACCACCAACACTTTCCGCAATGATTAGCACCCACATCGTCGTCTGTCTCGCAACTACGAGTAATTGGATAAAGAGTTTCTAATAAATCTAATTTTTTATAATAATTATAAATTTCTTTTTTATTAACATTAATCCAAGGCAAAATAAACTTACTATTATCAGGCATAATATCTTTTTTAACTTTAGGGTCACGAAGTTGCAAATCACGATCTGACTGTTCGTTAGGAAAATTAATCAAATCTTCTGTAGGAGGATTAGCAGTTAAACCGTGAAAAACTTTATAAACAAGTTGTCGATCAAAATATAATTTCGGAATATCATAAAAGTCATTGTCAGATTGTAAAGAACGGTGAAATATATGATGTTCTATATTATTGTTATTTGTTAATTCTGCACAACGATGTACAACATCTAATGCAGCTTTAGCATTATAATAGTGCCGTTGGCTGTTTGCTATTGTAAAAATTTGTATAGTCGAATTATAAGATTGTAATAATAGATATAACAGTAATGCACTATCAGCGCCACCGCTTACTAATACTCCGATAGGTTTGTCTATTACTGGTATATTCATTATATCTTCCTTTTAGGGATCTTAGAATCGGCACTGCTTACACAACTTGTAGTAATACAGGTTTGTGGCTCTTTAAACAAGGT